GGATTGCTGGCGTTTCTCGGTCATTGACCTCGCGATCAGCACGAAGCAGAGCGCGGACTACACCGTCATTCAGACCTATGATGTGACGCCACAAAACGATCTTATCTTAATCGATCAGATACGCGGCCATTTCGACAATCCTGAGCAGGTGAAGATTATTCGCGCCACGTATTTCCGGTTGCGTCCGCAATTCTTTCAGATTGAAAGCGTCGCGTACCAGCTTGCGATCATCCAGCAACTTCGCGACGAGCCGGTAGAGCAGGTGGATTTGCCAGACCTTGATGTGCAGGTTGGTGATTTCCTGGTACGCGGCTCCGACCCTGCCGCACTGGATGCAACGCTGCGCGCTTTTGAGCAGGGTTTCAAAGCGTTTGTGGTCAAAATCGGGGATGAATATGCGCGCTATGCCAACGCCTGTGTTGTGCGTGTGCAGGGCGATATCTATTTCTTCAAATTTGCGATGGAACAGCAAGGCTATGGGGAGATCGTTGGCGAAATCAGGAAAGAAGATATAGCGCGTATGGAAGCTGAGCGCAGGCGCAAATACTCTCTTCCTATTCGCGAATACAAGCCGGTGCGTGACAAAGTTTCGCGCGCATCAGCCCCGGCCTGGTTGATGGAACAGGGCAAATTCTATTTCCTCAAAACACTGCCAGACTTGCAGATCATTAAAGCAGAACATCTGACATTCCCCAAAGGCGCGCACGATGACATGGTGGACTGTAGCTCGCAGGCGGCGGAGGTGATTTTTGGCCCGTCTGGCCCGCTTGTGTGGTCGCCTGACGACTACAATCCCACCCCTGCCCTGCCTGTCGCAGTGCAACCCGAAAAACACAGTTTGCTAGAAATCGACTGGAATCCGCCTGTTCCCGCCGCGTGGGATTTCAGCGAAGGCGAAACGGTTGACGTAGAAATTGGAGGGAGATGGTAATGCCTGACCAGCGTATCTCCTGCCCACGCGCACATCTGCTTTTTAAGGTCACAGCAGAGGGCATAGCGATCAAATGCCGGGGCTGCCGCGCAATTCATATCGTGACATGGGCGGAGTTGGAGGGGAAGCGGCAGGAAGCGGAAAAGGCAGAAGTCAAATCTATTGAAAAATCTCTTGCATAATTGATAACTGTAGTTTATACTATTCTCATAGAACGATAATCAGAGCCGTTAAGCATTAGCTATCAGGCCATTCCTTTCGCGGGAGTGGCTTTTTTCGTGGGCAAAAAGAAAGACAAAAAGCGCGCAATAGAACAGAAGGACGACCCCAATTACGGCGTCGCCGTCCAGTTCTTCAACCCCGGCCAGCCGATTTTCTCCAATCGGGATTTCCGCACGTTTGTGAGTGACGGCTACCGGCGCTGCGCAACGGTCTACAATTGCATCAACAAGATCACCGCCGCCGCCGCCGGTATCAAATGGAAACTTTACACCGACGATACCCTTTCCCGCGAAATCACCAGCCATCCCCTGTTAGACCTCTGGAAAAAGCCCAATCCCAGATACGGCATGGGCAGCTTCATCGAACAGGCGTGGGGCTTCTGGCACCTGTCCGGTAACATGTACCTCTGGGCCAATCGCCCGAATCCGAACGAGCCGCCGGTGGAACTCTGGGCATTACGCCCCGATCTCATGAAGATCGTCGCCGGTGAGACGGACGTACAGGGCTACGTTCTCGGATGGGGGACGCCCAAAGCGCGTCCTTTCGATGCTGAAGAGATCATGCATCTCAAATTTCCTGCCTATGACGACGACTGGTACGGCCTCTCACCCGTCGAGACGGCCATGTGGCTGGTGGATCAACAAAACGAGGGCAACGCCTGGAACACGGCGCTCATGCAAAATGCGGGTAAGCCCGCCTCCGCGTTCTTTGCGAAAGGCTATTTGACCGTTGAGCAGCGCAACCAGGTGCGGCAGGAAATCTTGAAACGCTACTCTGGCAAACGCAATGCCGGTTTTCCGCTTATCTTAGAAGCTGACATGACCTGGCAACAGATGAGCATGGCCCCCTACGAACTCGACTGGCTGCAATCCCGCGAGATGAACACGCGCGAGATTGCCTCGATTTTCGATGTCGCGCCCGAACTCGTTGGCGACTCGGCAGGCAAAACCTTCGCCAACATGCACGAGGCCCGGCAGGCGCTGTACACCGAAAACGTCCTGCCCAAAATGGACAGATTTCGTGACCATGCAAACGGCTGGCTCATCCCCATGTTCCCTGATCTATGCAAACAGGGGAAACCACAGGCGTATCTTACCTACGACAAACGTGACATTGAAACGTTGGCTCAGGTGTTCGCAGAGCAGGAAGCGGCCGCTTCACAGAAAGCCACCGAACTCTGGAATACAGGACAATGTGACCTTTACACCGCGCAAACGATGCAACCCGGCATGGAACCAGACCCGAACGGCAAGGGCATTTACAAGATCGGCGCGATTCTGGTGCGCTCTCAGGATTTGCAGAAATATGCCGAGCAGGCGCTGCAAAAGCCCGCCGCGCCGCCCGCGCCCACGCCAGAGAACATACTGGACAATCCCCCGCCTGGGCAAACGACCGTCACAGAGGAGCCGCCACAGCCCCAAAAGATGCTGCTACCAGCCGCCTCAACCCCTGCCCTGGCTGAACTCGACGAAATCGCCGCTGACATCCTTATTGAGCAGTACGTCATGCGCAAATTCGGTCTGGATGAAGATGATCGCCGCCTGCGCCCGCTCGTCGCGGCGTACAAGCAGGCCCTGCGCACCAAAGGAGTCGCTATCGATGCTGACAGCACAGATGATGCTAGAGAATATCGAATCTATGGCGCTGGTAGTCGCCAGCACGCTTACGGGCGGCTTCCTGCTCATGGGCGCGGCCCTCGCCGGACGAAAGCTCTCGATCTGGCAACGGCAGAAGAGAAAAGCGCCTACTTTGCCAGCATGGAGTCCATGCGCGCTGTATGGGAGGCCGAAGGTGAGCAACGCCTACAATCCTACTTCGATGAGAACAGAAAAGCCGTTGTGGCAACTATCAAAGCAGGCGACCATGCGCATACCGTCGATGCCGAAATACCCCCTGCCTTGCAAGCGCGTCAAAGCGACCTGAAAACCCTGCTCTACCAGCTTTATCAGGACGTAGGCAGTGATGTAGGTTCGCAGATTGCCAGCCAGATTGAAGCCCGCAAAGCTACGAACTCCAATTCCCGTTTCTGGGATGCGGACACACTGGTCTATCTGCTGTCGCTGGCAGGGCAGAAAGTCACACAGATTTCCAGTACCGAACTCGCGGAAATCCAATCCGCGCTCGCAGAAGGCGTCAAAGCAGGGGAGTCGATCCCGCAACTGGCAAAACGGATTGACGATCTTTACCTGCTGCAAATCATCCCCAATCGCTCTACCGTCATCGCCAGAACTGAAGTGGTTGCAGCCTCGAACTATGGAGCCATGCAAGCCGCTGCGCAATCAGGCCTCATCCTTAATAAAGTCTGGCTGGCCACCGACGACGCGCGCACGCGGCCCGATCATGCTGCCGCTGACGGTCAGGAAGTCCCGATGGATGACCCTTTTATTGTTGGCGGGGAAGAACTCATGCAACCCGGCGACCCGTCTGGCAGCGCCGGTAATATAATTCAGTGCCGCTGCACCGTCTATTTCAAGCGCGTTCAGCCAGACGATACCAGCAAGGCGCTGGTTGTGGCCCCGCGCGAATTCAAGAGCGTGCGCGAATTCATGGAGGTGCTGATATGAAAGCGTCGCAATTTCCAACGTACAGCATCAAAGGCAAGCAGGTTGAATACAAAACCGTCTCGTTTCTGGTCAAATCAGTTGACCAGGATCAGGGCATTGTGACTGGTATCGCCTCCAAATTCAGCAATGTCGATTATGGCAAGGATATGGTCGAGCCGGGCGCATACAAAAAGACGCTTGCTGACGGTGCGTCGCGCATGCAGAGCGGACGACGCTTCATGTATCCAACCCTCTGGATGCACACCCCAGAACAGCCCACTGGCGGCGTGATTGCCGGTACTGAGCAAGCAGATGGTCTTGAAGTCACGATGAAATATGACATTTCCACCAATGGTGCCGGTATTCCTAACAATCCCATTGCCACGATGGTGTTTTCTGGCTTCAAGGAAGGCTATATTGATGAGCTTTCAATTGGTTATATTCCCATTAAATACGACTACGACAAAGCGGGCGTGCGTCACTTGCGCGAAATCCAGCTTATCGAAATCAGCGCCGTCACCATGAACTTTGCCATGAATCCAGAGGCGCTTGTTCCCGCATCAGGAGTGAAAAGTATGTTCCAACACAAAGGCGCATCAGGCAAAACGACCTGGCCGCTCGGAGAGCGTGACGCCGCCTGGGATAACGGCGCGGCGCATAATCGCATTGTTGACCATTTTACCGATAGCGATGGCAACCTGGACACCGCTGGCATGAAAAGCGTGCATTTCTGGTTTGACGACAGCGCGCCCGAAAATGTCACCTCGTATAAGCTCCTCTTTTGCGATCTTGTCGATGGCGCCATTAAAGCGATGCCCCGCGCAATCTTTGCTTGCGCTGGTTCGCACGGCGTAGACGCTGCTGATATTCCAGACGATGACAAAACATCTGTAAAGAGCAAGATTGAAACCTACTATACGCGTATGGCAAAGGAATTTGACGACGACTCCATTGTTGTTCCCTGGTCTGATAAGGCCAAGAGAGGACGTTTCCGTATGGATAAAAAAGATTTCAACGACCACTATCGAGAAGAAGTCATCGAAGATTGGTTGTGGTCTGACTGGCTTAATCTCACGAAGGCGCTGCAATCCGCCATTCTCGATATGTTTCTGATTGGCGACTCGCCACAGGACGATGTTGAAACAACCGTCTTGAATGACGGCATTGGCGGTCCTGGCTTCATCACCGCGCTCAAGAACTACGTTCAGAAAGGGATCGATCTGGATGTCTCGAATTATCTCAATGAGCTTATGCAATCCACCGGCTGCACCGACCCGGATAACCTCATGTGGTACATGAGTCGCGCGCGTCATCACGCCACAAAGGCCGGGCGCACGATCAGCGCGGCCACGCAGAGCTCGATAGAACAGCACCAGGCCGAAATGAAAGCCATGCTGGACGAGCATCAGAAGGCCGTTGCCGATTCCTGCGCGGCCATGCGGCAAAAAGTTTCCGATCTCACGCAACTCTGGTCCGAGGAAGGGCAAGGCCCGGCCTACGGCAACGACGACGACAGCGATTCCGGCAAATCCCGTTTTGCTGGCCTCACGCGCCGGGAGCCGCCTGCAAAAGCACTCCCACGCTCAAACGGCAAAGCGAACAGCAGCGCACAGCCGCCGCGTACAAAGCGCAGCACTGAGACGTTGACACTGGCCGATCTGGAATCGTTGCTGGTCTAGCAACAACACACGACCGATTGTTCATTTGGCAAGACAAGAGGATGTATCAATATGGGAGTATTAACCGATCTCCAATACAAAAATGCGAACGTGGCGCATCTCTTTCAGCAGGTGCTGGATGAGGAAGTAGGGCCGGTTCGCGCCGATCTGAGAGCGGTCGAGAACGCGCTTTCCGGCGAAGTGAAAGAGCAGCTTGAACGCTTGAACGCGCAAATAACGGCCTACGAAAAAGAAATTAGGGCTCTGAAAGCTACCATGAACCGCCCCGGCGGCATGACCGGCTTTGATGACCCGAAAGTCAAGGCAGAGGCCAGCAAAATGGCCTTCAAAAAAGCCCTGCGCTGGGGCTGGGGCGCGCTTTCTCCTGATGAGAAGAAAATCGTCCGCCACGATACCGAGGCGGGCATTGTCAGCGGTGAAAAAGTCGGACACGGCCTGATGGATGTCAAGGCCCTCTACGGCGTCGATAATACCACCGGCGGCTTCCTCACCGTGCCAGAGTACGTCAACGAACTCATCGAGGCTATTGTCCTCGTTTCGGATATGCACTCGCTCGTCAACGTCAGGATGACGGCCAACCCGTATATTCGCATTCCGAAGAGGACGCAGACCGCCTCCGCCAACCGCATCATTGAGCAGGCGACGCGCACGGAAACCCAGAACCCGAAATTCGGCATGGTGCAGGTCTTCCCCTACGAATCCTACGCCCTTTCGCTCATCTCGCGTACCGACCTCGACGATTCCGAACTTGATCTGGGCAGCTTCATTATGCAGGAATTCAGCACGCAGTTTGGCAAGCTCGAAGGTAACGAAATCATCAACGGCACGGGCGCGGGCGACAACGAGTGTCTGGGCCTGCTCAGCGACGCCACGATCACCGGCTCCGCCTATTCCGGTTCAGGCGGTGGCACGGGCTATATCCTGTCCACCGGCTCCGGCACCTTCACCTATCCGAACCTGGTGGATGTGCTGCACGCGCTGAAGACGGGCTACCGCAAAGGCGCAAGCTGGATTATGACCACTGAGACGCTGGGAGCCATTCGCAAGCTGACCGACAGCCAGAACCGCCCGTTGTGGGGGCCGATGAGCAATGAAATCCCTGGCCAACTGCTGGGCTATCCCTACAACGAGATGCCCGACATGCCACAGGTCGCGGCCAACGCCTTCCCCATCGGCTTCGGCAACTGGAAGACGGCCTACACGCTGGTCATTCGCAAAGCGGTGAGCATCCAGGTCCTTCAGGAACGCTATGCCGACCAGAACGCCGTTGGCTACCTCGGCTACTACCGTTTCGGCGGCAACACCACGCTTTCGGAGGCGTGTCACTTCCTGAAAATCCACAGCTAGACGCTGGCTAGCTGTTTTCACACTGTACAGGGCAGGGGGCTTTTCGCTGTTCTCCTCACCCCTGCCCTGGTTGGGAGGAATATCAATCATGCGCGACTTGATGAATACCATCAGCGCCATCCACGCCTTCGGCGATGGCGCGGCTATCACCGCGACCACCAACGGCGCAAGCATCGACGTAACCGCGCTTAACGACGGCAATGACGGCCTCTGCTTCATTGTCGATGTTGGCACGGTCACTGACGGCTCGCACGTCTTCAAGCTGCAAGATCAGATTGACGGCAGCACCTGGAATGACGTGGCCGCAACCTACGTCCAGACGCCAATCGGCCAGAGCAATACCGTCACCAGTTCGACAGCCGCCGGAACCATCCTGAAATTTGGCTATCTCGGCAACCCGAACGTGGGTACCTATGCCAACTCGACGCTGCTGGGCGCGGCCCCCGCGCACAAAGTCCTTGTGCGCCTGGTCGACACTGTGACCGGCGCGACAACCGGCGGCTACTTCACCGGCGTCGCCGTTCTCGGCATGCCGAACACGATGCCTGCTGCATAAAGCAGGGAAAGGAGGTCTGCGTTGCCCATTTCCTATCAAGTCATTGTCCCGCCTGTACAGGAGCCGATTGCGCTTGCCGACGCGAAAGCGTGGCTGCGTATCGACTTCAGCGATGATGATACCGTGATCTCGCAGTGCATCAGCGATGCGCGCCGCTACGCGGAAAATCTGCTGCGCAAATCGCTGGCAACGCAGACCATTCAGGAAATCTGGGAATTTGACCATGTGGCATCAGGCGACATTTCCGGTCCCGTAGACGTGCCATACGACACGTGGCGACTTGCTGAGCGGCCAGACATCCCGCTGTTTGGTAACGCTTTGTTGCGCCTGCAATGTCTGATGGGGCCTGTCCAGACTTTTACCAGCCTGGAATACCAGCTGACGCGTATGGACGTTCCCGAATGGACGTTTTTAGCAACGCCTGATAGCAACGGCAATGATACCTACCGGATAGATACTTATGCCGATCCCAACGAGGTCAATATCTTCACTGTGCTGGCCGCCACGCGCTTTCGTCTGACCTACGTGGCGGGCTATGCGACGTTGCCGTTTGACATCCGGCGCAAGCTGCTGAAGCTGATTTCATTCATGTATGACAACCGTGAAGCGGAGATACCGGACAGCTTACAGGCGGAGCTGGCCGGAAACCGCGTGATGATGCTGTAGAAAAGAGGATTTTGTGGAAGGACTGACTGAAGGGCGCATTGCTCATTATGTGGCATTTAACAATCGGCATTTAGCCGCTATTGTGATCGGCCATACAGGTGGCGTCAATGCTGATCTGGCTGTGTTCACGAACATGCTGAATGTGAACGGCCTGAAGAATTTCGGTTTGCAATTTCATCAGGATGTTGCTTATAGCGAATCGAAAGAACCAGGTACGTGGCACTGGCCTGAAAGAGCATAAGGAGACACCCCTGCCATGCCCGGCGCGCAAGATCAGGTTGACTCATCCGATCTGAACCGGAGAATTCAGATCCAGCAAAATCAGTACAGTTTCGATAGCCAGAACAACCGTATCGACAACTGGACGACGATCTACACCTGCTGGGCGAATATCAGCAATCCGGCAAAGGGCAAGGGGCTGTGGCGCAAGTTCCTGTACGGCCAGCTCTATCCGCAGCTAACCACGATTATTCAGATTCGCTTTCAAAAAAGCGTGGCAGTGGGCGCGGGCGACCTGAACAATAAGCCCATGCGCGTCCTGTATCCCGCGCATGGCGTCAATCACATCTATCAAATTCTGGGAGTCGAGAACCCGGCAGAGGCCAATGTCTCGCTCTGGCTGCTTTGCCAGGAAAATCAAGCGCAGGTGGTGAACTGATGGAATTGAAAGAATTGGTAGTGAAGCAAGAAAAACAGCCGTTTGGGTTTGGCAAGCCAGAAATTGTCGAAACGACGGCATTGGAGCTTGCTTCTGGCAAAACCATTCATATCGACAAAAAGGACAATGTGTTTGTCTACAGCAAACGCTCGGAACTGGAAGAGGAATTGAGCAAAAGCGGCAAAACGGAAATTGTCGAGAAAGCGGCTGGCTAAATGGCAAGCGTCACGATCAGCGTCAATTTCTCTGGCAAGCCCGATCTCGCGGCGCTCACCGCGAAAGTCGATGCCGCCATTCAGGGTGCGGGTATCGATACGCAAGCCTACGCAAAGCAAGCGTGTCCCGTCGACACAGGCCGCTTGCGCGCCTCCATCCAGTACCAGAAAACAGGACTGGCGGCTTGTACAGTAGGCACGAACGTGTTCTACGGCCCATTTATCGAGCTAGGGCATTGGAGCCGGGGGCATCATAGCTTTGTCGCGGCGCGCCCGTTCCTGTTTCCCGCGTTCCAACGCGCTTCCAAAAACTTAGTAACTGAACTGAAAGCGATAACGGTGTAAGGAGAAATTCATGCCAGAAGAAGTGGTGGAGAAATCAGAGTCAGGCGAAAAAGTGAATCCAGACCTTGAAAAGCGATTCAGTTATCACCCGCCAAAGGGAAGCCAGGTAGAACGCTATGAGTATCTTCGTAGTTGGGCAAAGTGGCTGGCTTACAAGATTGATTTGATGTGTCCTGACAGCCGTGAAAAGTCCCTTGCCCTGACGAATTTAGAGCAGGCGGTGATGTGGGCAAACGCCGCCATAGCGCGTAACGAGTAGGGTATAAATGGGCTTACCGACAGCAGAGGCAGAAGCGGCGTTCATAACGCGCTACATGGGCGACTCGACTTTGCAAGGGTTGCTTGGCAATCCCGCCAACCCGCCCGGCGCAATCTATGACGCCATGTCGGTACCGACCGGCGCGCCGTTTCCCTATGTCGTTGTCCAGCCCATTACCAGCCAGCTTGGCACAGCCTTTGCCTTCGGTACCGACGCGACCGACCTCTTTATGCAGGTCTCGGTTTACACGCAATCCGGCGGCTTCGCGCAAGCGCGCGCCATCGCAAAACAGGTATACAGCCTGACACACAGGTACCAGTTTAGCCTGTCAGGCGGCTTTACGAACATTTTGACCTTGTTTGAAAACGAGCAGGAAGTCCCGCAACCGGACGGCCTGACACAGGCTATCATCCATCGATACAAACTCGACACACAGGGATAAGGAGGCGCTTCTATGGCAGCTGTAGCAGGATATGGCGGGTCGCTTTTGGTCGCGACGACGCCCAGTCCGACGCATCAACCGGTCGGTATCAATGACGTATCGCAGCCTTTCACGGCGGCAATGTACACCACGACAAGCCTGGGCGGGGCAGGCTGGGAGTCGTTTATCCCCGGCTTGAAATCCGGCAAGCCGGTCGTCAAGGGCTACTGGGATAAATCAGACACCAACGGGCAGGCCGTGTTGGAAAATGCATTCTTCAACAATACGCTGCTCTACTTCATCGCCAGTCCAAACGGTGGCACGAACACCTACAGTTTCACCGGCTACATCAGTGATTTGCAAATTCACGATCCGGTCAACAACGTGGTGGATGTGCAGTACACCATCCAGATCACCGGCGCGGTTACCGTTGTCTAGTAGCTGAGAAAGACGAGGTGCAAGTATGGCCTTTCTCGCAGGCGTGCAAGGTGACATCCTTGTCACCTCGCCGCCCTCGGTCGCCCTCGGTGGCCCTGTCGCCTATACCGATAGCGGAGATCATACCAACTACACCATCAACGACGCCACGAAGCGGTACTTAGACCCGAATGTGGCGGTCACTGTTCAGACCAGCCCTGATGGCGTCACCTGGTCAACAGTCACCAACTACACCATTCAGTATGTTGGCGGCAAGATCATCTTCAATACTGCCAACGCGTCGGGAACGCAGGTACGCCTGAACGCGGGCAATTACTACCCGTATGCCAGCGTAGGCAACACCACTGACTGGCTGTGGCAGGGAACGAAGAACATGGCAGACGCCACGACACATAAAGGCGTTGGCGGCTCCACGTGGCAAGATTTCCAGCCGCTGCTGACAACTGGCAAGGTCACACTCAAAAAGTGGTGGTTTAACCAGACGATGGTCAACCACCTTGTCGCAGGCGATCTACTCGTCATTTCGTGCGTCGCGCCTTCCGGCAATCGCTACGAAGCGTTCGCCTACGTCAGCCAGTCACAACTGGACATTGCCGTTTCAAAGCTCGTGGAGGACAATCTGACCTTCCAGTTGACCGGCGCACTTTATCAAGTCTGATTGCAAATCAAAAAAGGGAGAACAGTATGGCATTTTCGCGAGAAGAGTTACGCGCGCGCATCCTGAGTCTGAGCGCGCAAAAAGAACCGCTCAAGACGCCGATTTTTGGCGACGAAGCCGATAGCCAGCTTGCCGTGCGCGAACTGACGGCAGAGGAGTCCGCCACGTTTCGCAACCTCAAAAACGCGGCGGGCCAGTGGGATGAGAACCAGGCCAACGGCTTTGTCTTCTGTACCTGTCTGATCGACAATGCAAGCGGCCTGCCGGTCTTCGATATTAAGGATAGCCAGGCCGTCACGCGCCAGCTTGGCATCAGCGTTGTGCGTCCGGTGGTTGATCAGGCGCTCACACTCTCGAAGGCCACGCGCGGGGCGGTCGCCGACGCAAAAAACGCATCGAATCCGACCCAGAGCGACGGTTCGTCCTCGAACTCTGTCTCCGGTTCGGATGCTTTGAACACGAACTCCTCGAACGTGGATACCAGCGCGAACTCGTAGACATGCAGGCTCTCTTTCTCATCAAAGAGCAGGAACTGAGAACGCCGAAAGAGTAGGCAATGGCAGACGATCTGGGCAGCTTAGGCGTGATGTCCGTCGGTTTCAAAGCCGATCTGGACAGCCTCAATAGCGCAGCGCAACAGGCTGCGTCCATTATGCAGGACGATCTGGCAACCTCGGCGCAAGCAGCCGGAACGGCCATGACCGAAAGCCTGACCATGCCCGAATCGGCCATTGCCGATCTGATGGAGGCTATCTCCGGTCTGGGGGAAAGCCTCTCTGAAATCTCATCCAATATCGATCTACAGACCAGCGTCATCGATTCCGGCTTTGCCGATATGGGCGTAGCCGCGCAAGAAGCGGCGGACCAGATCAGCGCGTCGATGTCAGAATCTAGCGATGCCGTAAGTTCCGCCGCCGACAGGACGCATCAATCGGCGTCGCTCTTTTCAGGCGGCCTGATGGGCATGGCACAGCAAGCCTTCATGAGCTACATGTCCATGCAGGGCTTAGCCCAGGGCGCGCTCAATCTTGCTCAAACCTTGCTTGCGCCCGCCGCATCTGCAGAGCAAACGGGCGTCGCGTTCGATACCTTGCTGCACTCGACGTCGAAAGCGACCGCCTTTCTGGCGCAACTCAACACGTTCGCGGCAAAAACGCCGTTCCAGACGGATGCCATCAACGAGGCCGCCGAAAAAATGGTGGCCTTCGGCTTCAGCACGCAGCAGACCATCCCTTACATCACTGCTATCGGTGATTCGCTTTCCGATCTGGGTAAAGCCAGCGACGCCAATCTGTCGTCGGTTGTCGATATTTTCGGCAAGATTCAGGCGCAGGGTCATGTATCGGCAATGGACATGATGCAATTGTCCAGCTACGGCATACCCGCTTGGAATCTGCTGGCAAAAGCGATGGGTCTCTCTGTCACGCAGGTGCAGGAGCTTTCAAAGCAGGGCAAGCTGACATCAGACGTGGTACTCCCTGCTCTGGTAAAGGGCATGGAACAGGTTTTCGGCGGCGGCATGGCCAAGCAGGCCACAACCATGACCGGCCTGATGTCCACGCTGGCATCGAATGCCAAGCTGGCGCTGGACAGCTTCCTCGGTGTTCAGGGCGGGCAAGTCGTCAAAGGGAGCCTGTTCGACACGCTGGAAAAGGGCCTGACCGCTGTCGGGAATCTGCTGGCCTCTCCGCAATTCCAGAAGGAAGCGCAGCAAATCGGCGGCGATGTGTCAAAGGCGCTTTCTCAGATCGAAACCGTCCTGTCGCATACCGATTTTTCCAGCTTCAAAACTGACCTCTCTGACGTATGGGGCATCTTGCAAGAGGTTGGCGGTGTCATTGGCACCGTCGCGCGTGACCTCTATCAATTCGGCTCCGGCCTGCTTTCCGCTGCCAACAACAGCGGCGATATCCAGACCGTGCTGGTATCCATTCGCGACATTTTGCCCCACGTCGATGACTTTTTAAACACGGTTGGCACCGATCTCAATCAGAATGTCCTGCCGCCGCTGGAAAGCCTGATTACCAATGTCGAGAATGCCGTCGCACGTTTTGCGCAGTGGCTGGACACCAGCGGGGCCGCGAAAAATACGCTTTCCAATCTGGGCGACGCTCTGGGTACGGTCGCTACTGTCGCCGGAACGCTCATCGGTTGGCTGTCTGGCCTCATCGGCTGGCTGACTTCAGGCGGCCCGCAGACCTACATTTTCGCCGGAGCCATTGGCACGCTGGCAGCGGCCTTCGTGGGCCTCAAGATCGCCGATACCGTCTCTGGCTTCGCGTCCCTTTTCGCGCAATGGAACGCGGGAGAAGGGATTGTCGCAAATCTGGCAAACGCGCTGAAGGATAAGCTCGGCGCGGCCATCGATAAGATGCTGGCTGAGCAATTCCCGAATTTGAAAGCCGATCTGGATGCCACAAAAGCGAAGGCCGATGACGCCGGTACTTCAATGGAGGACATGGGTACAAAGGCCGACGAGGCGGCGACAGAAACCGATACGGCAGCAGCCGAAATGGAAACCGATCTGGAAGGGGTGGGTACCGCTGCGGACGAATCGGCTACCGAAATGGAATCTATCGGCGCAACTGCGCAAACCGACGCCGAAGAGGTCGCGGCCTCATCTACAGAAATGGAGGCCAGCGTCGAGGGCGTGGGCGCTAGCGCCGAGGCCACATCTGGCGAAATGGCCGGGGTGGGTGAGGCCGCGACGGCGGCAGAGGGCGGCGTGGCGACGGCAGCCTCTGGCATGATCGCGGCATTAGGGCCGGTAGCGATTGCCATTGCCGCCGTCGCGCTCAACTTCAATCATTTTCAAGAGGACGCGAGCAACCCCGCCTGGGCATCTTCCGTTGGCGAAAACATCAAAAATGGTTTGCTGGACGGGCTTGCTCCCTTTAGCGGCCTGGGCAATATTAAGGCCATGTGGGACGATTTCACTTCCCATATCGAGGGCAAAACGCTGGACATGGAAACCGTCCTTCAGGGCGTCAAAGGCGTTATGGATGATATGAGCAACCATGTTGCGAAAGATACCGTCACCATGAAAAACACGATCGTTGATCAGACCAACGATATGAGCCAGGATGTGCGCGGGGCCTTTGCCAACATGGCCGACAACAGCCTGACCAGCACATTGCAATTGACGCAGAAAGCGCAGGACTTATTTAAGCAATTTACCGATAATGCCACGCTTGATTTCCAGAATCTTGATCAAAGTACCATCCAGTACATGGATGACACGGCGGCCTATATCGAGCAGAAAAGTGCAGAGGCGGCGGACGCGGCCAACGCGAATTTTGCCAGAATCAATCATTTTACGCCCGGCCTATCGAAAAATCTGACGAACGATAGCCCATTTCCCGGTCACGCTTCCGGCATTATCGATAATCCAGTAGGCCATATCGCCGTCGTGGGCGAGAACGGCCCGGAACTCATGTACGTGCCGCAGGGCGCATCAATTTATCCCGCCGGCAGCTACCCTACCCCTGCCATGTACAGCGCCATGAGCGGGGGCAGCGCGCCGGAAATTCATATCCACAATCATCTCTACATCGACAGCATGGAAATGGCCGATATGGTCGGGAGCCGTATCCTCAAGATGGCCTCGCACAGCGGGCCGGTAAGGAAGGCGGCGTAGCATGAGCAATCTTACCGTCACTGTCAACAACAACGCCGTGCAGATCAAAGAAGGCTCGCTGAAAATGTCCAGCAAGCTTAACCAGATACCGCAAGTCAGCTTCACCATTATTGACCCCGCCGGAACGGCGCAATACAGCAAAGGTCAGCCCGTTTCGATTGTCGACTCAGTGCAAGGCACGATTTTCGCCGGTTTTTTGATTGACCCTGTTGCCAGCAATCTCACGCCCCAACCCGCGAATCTGTGGACGTGCAATAGCATCGCAGACATGACGTGGCTGGCTTCGAAACGCACATCACATAGCCTGTATGCCAATCAGTATGGCGGCGTGATTGTGGCCGATCAAATTCAGCAAGTGCTTGCGCAAGAAGGTATCTTCGGGAACTTTGCCCTCGATTTCAATCACTTCCAGACGGATTGGACGACGGGCGCGACATTCACCAACACCAGCGCAACCGGCAATGCAGGGGATGGCAACGCGGGCGACGGCGATCTTGAGCTTGCGCTGGCCGGCAGCATCGTCAGCAAAACGGAGAAAACGACCAGCGCCTTTAGCAGCGGGACGCTGCACAACGTCGCGGCAGCCAACAATATGCTCTCATTGGCCTCAATGCAGGCCATCAAGCTGACAGGCACGGCCAGCACGGGATATGGCAATCAATATGTGTATTTCAAGATATGGGCTGGCTCGTACAGCATTGCCAGCGGTGACACTTTGCAATATGATGTCTGGATTTCCTCAACCAGCCCGCAAATTGAGGCGGGCGTGGACGGGATATGCAGCGACGGGCAGACGCTCAGAGACTTCACCTATACCAGCAGCGGCAACACGCACAAGCTGGTCGATCAGCAGGGCTTCAACTTGCATCCATCCTCCGATCTTTCTGGCTTTGCCAACGATCAATGGTATAGCCGCTCCATTGATCTCTCATCTTTACCGGCCAACGGACATGGCACGCTTTCACAGGCGATGGTCGCGCTGGAAGGCGATTCGCAGGGCCAGTACACGGCGTATTTTCGCAATATCCGCATTACCAACGGCGGTACAACCAGGCTGACGATCTTTAGCAACTCGCTCAATACCAATGTGCAGTTGCAGACGCTCGGATATGAGTTTCCGAGCGTGACGACGGTTGTGGCCTATGACCAGTACGGCTATCGCATCTCGCCCGCCACGAGCATCGCCAGTGTGGGTATTGTGCAGTCGTCAACGATTTCCTACACCGCCGATGTGAGCGCCGTTGGCACGGTGCTGACAGTGCAAAGTAGCTTCGATGGCGGCGTGACCTGGCAGACGCTGCCTGATCTTTCTCAGCTTTTGTCCACCACGCCTATTCCCAATTTGCCGGTGGGCATGAACACGAGCGGCGTTTCCATCCAGACAAAAATCAGCTTTGCGATTGTCGGGCCGTCGCCAGAGGCGTCGCCCACGCTTTCGGCCATCGGCTGGACGGTCAATCCCGCCTACGCCTGCACGAAAACCGACGCGCATCTCGCGGACAACTTCTCCGGCGGCTCCAATAGCAATCTTCAGGTTGTGGGCGGGGACATCTACCTCTGGGGCTACTGGCGCAACTGGGATGATGCGAACACATCCAATCAAACGACGTGGAGTAGCGACCCCGGCGGCACCACGCCACTCCTGCAGGGCCAGCAGCTCTGTACCTGCGCGCACGGCAATGATGCGCGCTGCCAGCTCAACTTTGTCGGCAACTGGCAAGATTTTACGGTGGAGTTGGATGTACAGGTTCCGGTGGCTGGCTGCAACTCAGGCATTGTCTACCGCACTACCAACTGGGCGAATGGCAGTAATAGCTTTGCCTACAATGCGGCTATCAGCCCCACGCTCATTTCGCTGGGTTATGGGGCCAATAACAACAGTGGAACGACGTTTACCACCGTTGCCAGTCAGGCATTGACGCTCAACCCCGGCGACGTGCATCGCCTGAAGGTGGTGGTGAGCGGCTCCTCGCACAAGGTCTATCTCGACGAGGTGCTGTACCTGAACGCAACCGACAGCACCTACACAGCCAGCGGCGGCGTGGGCCTGCGCTTCTGGAACAATGCCAGCGATGGTCTGGTACATAGCGGCTTCTTCGACAATTTTGGCATTGTCCAGAGCCTGACAGGCACTCACACGTCTGCCGCGCTGGCTATCGGTTCGGTGGGAACCATCGAAAACAGCGTAGTCCAGTGGGATGACGATCTCCCTGCGGGGGCCACGCTTACGATCCAGACCTCAACCGACCTTTCCACGTGGCATGTGTGTACGAATGGCGCGGCGATTCCGAACTTTGGGCCGGGGGTCAATCCGGCGGGCGGAACGAATCTCTACGTACAGGCGATTCTCACCATGCAGAACGCGGCCAGCATCGTGACGGTCGCTGCTGACGGGACGCAGTACATGACCGGCGTGCTGCATGGCGTGACGCTCTGGCTGGCCTCGCAGCCCAACGCCAGCGGAACCTGGGTCTCCCCTGCCCTGTCGCTCTCCAGCGTTGGCCGGGCAGGGGCGGCGCTGGTGAACTGGAATGCCAACACGCCCGCACATACCAGCGTCGCGGCGGCTACCTCCATCGACGGCGGCTCCACCTGGCAAAGCGTCGTTTCCCCCGGCTCCGGTATTTCTGGCATCAATACGCAGCCCGTCGCTTTTGTCGATCTTTTTACGAGCAATGACAGTGCGAGCTATACCGAGAGCAGCTTTACCGGCGGGGGGCCGGGGTATTTCTATATTTCGCGCGCGTTTGGCTCCACGCTCAAATTTGCCAGCGCGGGCGGCAACTGGACGTGGGATACGCCAAACAGCCGCGTGTACAACAATAGTGGCACCAATGCCACGCTCATCTACAACACGGCCTGGTCGCAGGCCGACAACTGGATACAGGCGATTTTCGATCAGGCCGATAATTCCGGCATCATCACCAACTACCAAAACGCGAACAATTCCTATTTCGTGCGCGTCTGGGATAGTCAGGGCGCATCAAATCAAAATCTGCTTCGGCTGTACAAGCGTTCGTCTGGCTCCAATACGCAGCTTGGAAGCGATGTTACGATCAATTTTGTGCGCGGAACATGGCATATTGTGAAGCTGGATGTGCAGGGCGGCGTGCTGACCGTCTTTTTCGATGGCGTACAGGTGCTGCAATACACCGACATCTCTCCACTGGCAGCGGGGAAATTTGGCCTCTTAGAAAATGGTCTCTTGCGCTGTTATCAAATCTGGGCGCAAGCGTATGGCGATAGCCTCTCTGGGAAAAGTGTGAAGCTCAAATTTACGCTCACTTCTACCGACCCGACGCAGACGCCGCAGGTGCTGGATTCTGCTGTCTTTGTTTCCGATGGCACGATTGGCCCCGGCATACTGGACGCATCGGACAATTATCAGGATACGTACTGCTCGGCCAACATCGATGACCAGAACAAAAAGGCTAACTACGCCTGGACGGTGCTGCCATCGCGCCAACTGACCTTTCAGGCGCAGACGGCGGTACCGGCCCCCTGGGTGGTGCAAACGGTCGCGGATAGCAACACTGCCAACGTCCAGGTCAAAAACCTGACGATGGAAAATGGAGGCGATCTCTACCGCAACCGCATGAAGCTCAAGGGGGTACAGGCTACGAAGCAGGCCCTGCTGGACGTATTTGGCGACACCAAAAGCACCAGCTGGACGCTGACGTATCCGATAGCGCAAAACAGCCTGCCGCCGACGATCACGCTCAACGGGCAAAAACAGAGCGTGGGCATTCTGGGAATCGACACCGGCAAGAATTTTTACTACCAGATCGGCTCCACGACGATCACGCAGGATAGTGGCGGCACCGTCTTAGGCTATTTCGATGAGCTGGTTGTGCAGTACATCGGCGCCTATACCACAACCGTCACCATCGACAATACGGGCGTGAACAATCCTTCAGCCACGCCGTATCCAACGGTGTTTTGCCCTGGCACGGTCACACAGGCGCAATATCAGGCGATTCTCGACCCGACCGGGACCGGCTATCCATCAGGCATTGTCGAGGCGGTGGAAGATGTCAGCGCCAAAAATATGGATGTCGCAGCGGCCACCGCGTATGCCACGAGCCTCTTGCAACGCTACGGCGTCATCGGGCGAATCTTGAGCTTTATGACGCTAAAATCTGGATTGCAGATCGGCCAGCAGCTTGCTGCGTTTATCACGCCGTTTGCCATGAACAATGCGCAGCTGCTCATCACGCAGATCGATATCGTGCCGCAGACCACGATGCAAAATGGCGTAGTGAACACCCTGTACTGGTACTCTGTCGTGGCCTCCGAGGCCCCTGCGCTGGACTCATGGCAGAAGGTATTCAATGGACTGCTTACATAGAAAGGACGGACAATGAGTGCGAATGACCCGTATTATCTGAACTTATTGATTAATATTGCTTTGCTGATTGTCGGCGTTGCAGCGGGCTACTTTTCCGCGCGCTCAAACGGCCAGCAGACGGCCATCAAGCTCAAAAACGAACTGATTGACAGCTTGATGAAGAAAGTTGAGTTGCTTGAGCAAAAGGTGGAGCAACTGGAAAAGGATAAGGAGCAATTGCAAAGCACCATCGATGACCTGGTGGCAATGGAAGAAGCGCGCAAGCGGTTGACACAAAAGCATAGCCGTCCAGCCTCCCCTGCCTTGAAGCAGAGCAGCGTCGCGAAAGCGGACGCGGAAAGTGAGAGCGTGAAATGAGCTTTGGCAACCAGCCAGCAGACGGCGCTGGCAATATCATGAGCAGCGCGGTGCCTGATGGAACCACGCAGCCGTATGCTATCGCGGGCGGGCCGTCGTATGTCGATTCGGGCAATACCAAAACAACCGTTCAGGTCTATATGGCAGATGGAAATAATGTCAGTTTCGGCGCGAAAGCGGACGCGGCGGCTACATCAGATACAGGAACATTCAGTCTTCTGGCGCTGTTCAAACGCGCTTTGCAGAAGTTGACCAGCCTGGTCACAAACACCAACGCTTTTTCTTCGCTGGGAACCGACCAGACCGGAACCGAACTCAGAGCATCGCTCTATGGCAAAAACGTGACGGCGGGGGATACCGCCGTTGCAACGGACGCCGGCGGCAATGTGGGTGTGAATGTGATTGGCGCGCTGCCTGCCGGAACCAACCAGATCGGTAAAGCGCAAATATCGAATTCAGGCGGCGCTATCACGAACGCCAATCCGCTGCAAACCAACCTCTATCCAGGCGGGTCAGTACAGTCAGTGACCAACCCGTCTTTCGTGGAATTGACTGACGGGACGAACGCGCTTGGGACGAGCGGCAATCCGATCCGCACCAATCCAACGGGAACCACGAAACAGCCGGTGACGGCGGCGGCGGGCGATATTGCCGATCTCGCTCATGGGCAGGGGACAATGGCAGCTTCTGTACCGGTAGTGATTGCCTCAGATCAATCAAAGCTGCCAACAAAAGCCGCTTCTGGTGACTTTGCCGACGGCTCGCTGGTAACAGTCGGAACAGAAGCCGACGCCGCTATCACCAATTCAGCTTCCAGTGGCACGCTCATGGCCTTTCTAAAAGGCGTGGTATCGCTGCTTTCCGGCGTGCTGGCGGTCAAGCGCAGTGCCGTCGCGGTCTATTCGCTGGCCTCCGGCGCCCAAACCACTAACGGCAATAGCGGAGATTTGACCGTTGGCGCATATACCGAAATCGGCATTGATATCAACGTCACCGCCGATTCAGGCACGAACGAAACGATCCAGTTTTTCTGGGATAGGAAGGGTGCGGACGGCGTGTACTATCCGCTTTGGCAGAGCAAAACCGTGTTGTCAACCGATTCGCTGGCAGAGCAAATTAGCACCAGTATCGGCGCGGGCATGGCCTATAACCAGAGCTTAGGGCTGACAGGCCGTTTGCGTTGGGTTGTTGGAGGTACAAGCCCCTCCTTTACCCTCAGTGCGAATGTGTACGGGAAATAGAGGTGAGTTATGCCGTATCCTTCAAGCGTTGACGCCAATCAAATACCGGAGACCTACCTGGGCAGCGACGCCGCTGAAGCCAGCGCGGGCGGAACGACGAACACGCTCACAGCCAACCAGGTGTATCTGATTGCGGTCAAAGTCAACGGACAAACGACCGTAACGGGCATGCGCGTTCATGTGGGAAGTACGGCCACCGGCCATACTGATATGGGCATTTATGATAGCAACGGCAACCGACTCGATCATACCGGCGCTGTCACGAATACGGCCTCGACCACCATGACCAATGCGCTCTCCAATGGCAATCTGATTCTTTCGCCGGGCATCTATTATCTGGCTTTCACAAACGACAACGGCACGGATACCTACTCAAGAGCGACAACCCTTGCCGTACCAGGCGCAATGAGCAACTTCAGAGTGGCCACCAACAACGCAAGCTCTGGCGTACTTCCCACGACATTAGGCGCGATCCTCGCGCCAACCGGGGCCTATCCCGTCTTTAGCGCGGTGACATCAGGAGGTCTTCCATAAATGAGTACGCAAGAAGCTGATACCTTCGCAACCGGCGGGCGCGGGGCGGCTAATGGGGCGGGAACATTGTCAGCAGGCGCAACGATCACTGCGTTTTCGCCTGCCTCAAACGGCGACAACTGGATAGCGCAGAGCGCGCCGTCGGCTTTTTCGTACAATTCGGGAACAAAGCAGGGCCAGACAACCGGCGCCAATTCTGCCAATATCATTACGCTCAACGGTTTTTCAAGCGCGACGATCAACGGCGTGCCGACGAACTACAGCAAAAAATGGCAGGACACAACCGTTGTCGCCAATTTCCAGCGCACGAACACCGGTGACGATTGCAGCATCATTGTCAGATTTCAGGACGTGAACAACTACTACCGCGCCGGACTGAATTCAAGCGGCCAACTCTATATCACGAAGCTTGTTGGCGGCGTGTCTACCGTGCTTGGTACGCCGTTTTCATTTGCCGACGGCGGAGCGAAGTTTACGGTCAAATTCACCATTCAGGGCTTTGGCGCGAACGGCGCGTACAACAATCTTCAGGCAAAAATCTGGCTGGCAACAGGTTCAGAACCGAGCAATTATCAGGTTGTGGCCTCTGATGCGAGCCTACTTGCGCCAGGCCTGGTGGGTGTCAGGATGAAAGGCGCAACCAACGGGTCTATCCAGAGCGTGGATTCGTTTCTGGCGACTGATCTCTCCGCGCCGTTACAGCCCGCGCCCGCGTATGCGCCGTATCAGGATGCGCGCGTTGGCGCGACGATCTACTTCAGCCAGAATGCGCCGAATCCGATCAACGCACAGACGCCGGTCGATCTTTCCAATCTCGCGAATGGCGCGTGGATTCGCGAACAATATCAGGTGCAGGGGGTGCTAGAAACCGCGCCGGGCATCAGAAATTGGGCGTACCTCGATCACCTGGTCTGGCTGTGCAACAGGGCAGGGGTGCGCGTGTGCGCGTGCTTAGAAGGTTTCCCGGTCTGGTACCTCGATATCAATGGGGCCGGGCAATTTGTGAGCATGGGAACGGGGGATTTTGCCGATCCGACGATGGCCGCCAACTTCGCGACGGCAGCGGCGACGCGCTACAACGGGCAAAATGGCTATGGCTTTATTGATATGTGGCAGATCGGCAATGAGGAGTATGACGCCACGTACAGCGATGTCACGACGGCGCAAAGGGACGGGCTAGGCAAAGTGCTGGCCATGGAGGTCAACGCCGTCTATCCGGCGATTCGGGCCGCGTCACCCTCTGCCTTGATCGCGCTTGGCGCGGTGCGCAAGACGCCGACAAATGCGCTGGCGCATATCATCAACTGGATGAATAATCTGCTGTCGAATCTCAATAAGAGCGTCGTAGGGGATTTCATTCAAGATACCCATTCCTACAGGGATGGCGCGAGCGCAGGGCCAGACCCGTACTCATCGGATTCCAACACGCCGAATATCCAGACGACGCTGAACACGATCTATTCGATGCTTCAGCAATATGGCTTTTACGAAAGCACGGTCATGGTCGGGGAATTCGGCTGGAATATGTATGACGATGGCTCTGGCGTGAGCTTCAGCCTCAACGCCTCGACAGGGGCCATCACGGCAGGGGTACCGATCACCAGCATCAATGTGACGACGCCGCTGGCAAGCAATATCCCGAATGCGACGCCGATTACGCTGGATTACGGCTCATCCAGCGTACAGGAAACGGGGCTGTACACCTATGGACAGGCCACTACCTCGCCGGTTCAGGTGACATCGAACCCGCTTGGGAATGGCGCGGCGCAAGCGGCGTTTACGCCGCGCTACAACCATGCCAATAGCGCGGCGTGTTACGGGGCGACGCTGCCACTGGACACGTGGCAGGCGGCGACAACCTATTATCAGGAGTTGCTGGACGCGGTAAGGCAAATTCCCTATGGCCGAGCTTTTTGCTTTACGATCAATGCCAACACGACCATCGATTTCACGAAATTGCCACCGAAATGCAATACGAGCGGCGATCCGAAATCGCTGGCTGCGACCTACTTACCGCAGGGCGGCTATCAGTATCTGCCGCCGTACTACATCATGCAATATTATGCGCGCAATCCGCTCACCGTTCCCTGGACGCCCGCGCCCGCGTACCGGAGCGCGACACTGACCAGAGACGCCAACAGCGCGACGCTCACAGGCGATGCGCTAGCCGCGACAGTGACGGCCCCCGCGCCGTAGAAAGGCTTTCTCATGGCAATCTCAACCTATGTGGGCGACACCGGACGCCCCTGGAAATATACGCTGAAATATGCCGATGGCACCAACCCGAACCTGACCGGCCTGCAGCCATCGGCCTTTACCGTCAGGATGCTGCC